TAATAGCACTAATAGCAGCATCAAGATTAATAAAATTATTATCAAGTTCGCTAATAGTTAGAGGACGACTAACAGCGCTCGCCCCAGTATCTCTTGTGACAATAGTTGCCATAATCGCCCACTAATTAAAATTAAGCTACTGTAACTTTCCAGGTAACTACTAGTGTATCTAATGCACCCTTATTAATAACTGCAAATACTGTGCGGCAAAGCATCTTACCAGCACTGCTTGCATTAAATAAACCAGCTTCAGTAAGTGGTCCACTACCGCTACCAGGAGCAAATGTAGCAACATATTGAACTGTGTCATTTGTTACTGTTGTAGTAGTAATAGAAGTACTGTCTAAAGCTACTCTAGCTAGTTCTGTGCCTAAAATAGCATCTGGTTTAAGAGCTGTGGCTGTTCCCTGACCTACTGCCATATGGCTCATTGCAGTTGAGCTGCTGTCTTTAATTCTGCTAGCAATATAAGCTAAGCCATCATTTACTACTAAATTTTCTTCTTTTCTTAGTGTAACGTTGCCTTGGGAATCAATTAGTTTTAGTTCTAATGTGCCCTTGGCTTTAAATAAATCATTTAACATTTTAAATCCTTTTTAAAATAATTAGGTTAACCAGCAATAACTTCAATGCCAGAATACCTTGCGCTTACATAACCACTACTTAAATATCTTATACCACTTGCATAAGCATCTGAATTAATTATAGCATAAGAACCAATACTACTTAAATCTGTAAATAGAACACTAGACTGTGTAATTACTATGCCTGCATAATCTTCTACGGCATAGTCTTCAAGTGCATAGTCTTGTTGTCTAAGGGTTACCTTTTCTTGTATAAAAGATACTTTTTCTTCTAGAGCTTTAATTTTTCCTGAATAAACTTTATCATAGCTAAAAAGCTCTGTGCTAGTAAAACTATCGGCAAATTCAGTCTTGTACACAAAACCTAATACGTCTTGAACTATACCTTGGTCTGCTAAATTAAAATATGCTTTGTATATTAAACTTGTATCTCCAATACCATCAGTGCTGTCTATTAGTGCTTTATTAATACTAACGTATTCATCATCACCTAAAGTAGCTGTGCCATAATAATCATCTGTGATATTTATGGTATCAAACAAGTCTTTAACACGTGTAACATTAAAACTTTCTATAATAGAAGCATAGCTATTAATATTAATATTATTATAGTTAAATATTATACCAGCATAATCTTCTATGGCATAGTCTTCAAGTGCATAGTCTTGTTGTCTAAAGTTTATAGCTTCTTTTACAAGAGATATTTGTTCTATAAACCTTTTAATATCTTTTGCTTCTAGTTTAATATAGGCAAAAAACTCTGAGCTAGTAAAACTATCAGCAAATTTAATATTGTACACAAAACTTAATACGTCTTGAACTATACCTTGATCTGCTAAATTAAAGTATGCATTATATATTAAATTTGTATCACTAATACTACTAGTATCTATAATAACGTTATTGATACTAGCATACGCACTATCTGCAGCAAATACAGTATCAAATAAGTCGTCTTTAACACGTTTAATATCAAGGGTTTCTATAATAGAAACATAGTTAGTAATATTAACATTATTATAGTTATAGACTATACCTAAATAATCATCTTTAATATAATTGCTTAAAAAATAATTTTGTTTATTAAGCTTAAATTTAGTAGTTTCAAGATTATTTGCTAACAATAACTCTTTAATAAGTTTTCTTGTTCCCTTAAACTGATGATCGTATACAAAATCCTCTGTGGCAATTAAACTATCTGTTAAATTAGTTGTAACAAATGCAGATAAAATTTCACTAGAATTTATTAAGTCAACTAAAGTATTACCAACTAAAACTGAAAATACTTGTTGTTGTGAGTTAATTGTCTCCAACAATACTTTATAGGGTTTTAATGGATTAGTATCTTGAACATTGCTTAATTTATCTTGTAGATTAGCACTAGATAAAAAGCCTAAATCATCACTAGTAATTGCTAAGTCTAGTAAAACATTAAATATATCATAAACCATTTCTGTGTTTATGATACCATCAGTACTATCTATTAGTGTTTTATTTATACTAACGTATTCATCGTCACCTAAAGTAGCTGTGCCATAATAATCGTCTGTGATATTTATGGTATCAAACAAGTCTTTAACGCGTATAATCTTAAAATCATCAGTAATTATGCTATTTTCATCTGGAGCATATACGCGTATATAGTTTTCTACTATTTCTGTAGCACTATACAATTGAGGGTCGAGAATTTTTTCTACTGTAGTAAATAATTTATCTGATAAAAAGTAATCACTAGTAGTTGGTTTTTCATACTGTTTATACGTTTTTTCATCCGGCAATAATAGCTCTGGATCGTTTTCACGTTTATATAAAAAGTAAGGGTTTGACTCTATTATACTAATATTTTCAAGAGGTACATTAAGTAGGTACTTAATAATACTTACATCACTAGCTAAATACCTATCATCATCTAGTTTAGTATCAACAAAGAATTTTATAGGATCTAATGTTATGTTTACGTCTTGTAGTACTAAACCTATATTAAAATAAATTGGTTTGTCTGTAACTTTACCCGAATCACTAATAGTTATTTTAAATAGTAATTCTACTAAATCTGTATTATTTATTAGGTCTGGACTAACAAACTTATTAAGATAATTTATAATAAAGTCATTAATAGCGGTAAAATCTACTAATACACTATCAATATTAAAATAATATTTATTATCATTAAAAGCAATAAGATCTCTTACATCTTTATTAACATTAGCATACTGTTCATCGTCTATATCGCTTATGCCATAAAAATCATCAGTAATATAGAAAGAATCATATAAATTATAAATAAATGTAAATGCTGGATCTGCAGTAACAGTTACGCTATCTGATAAAATTTTACTAAAATTTACAAAATTAAACTCAGTGGTTAAAGCACTATCTTTAACAAGTTTAATAAATAACAATTCATTAAAATCACTTTGATTAACTTTTTCACTTCTAGGTTTTTCTACTAGAAACTTAATTACATCTAAGTTTTTTAAATTAGTTAATTCATTAACAGGTTTGCGTATTAATAAACTAAATACAGAATCAGTTTTAGCAGTGTCTAGTCTTTCCAATAAGTATTCTAATAATACTTTATCATTAACTAAATACTTGTCTATAAAATCGCGTTTCCAAGTAAATCTAATATAATCACTATCAGTAATTACTGTATCTAATTTAACAAGTTGAGGTTTTGTTATTATCTTATCAATAGGCCCAATTGGATCTATATAATTAGTATAAATTGCTAGTTTAAATTCAGGGTTGTCGATATAACTGGTATCTTGATACTCGCGTTTATAATCTATAGCTAATAAGATACTTTCTGTTACTTTTGGATTGTCTTGTAGCTGTTTAAGTATAAATAGTGACTGTACAACACTAATAAACGCATTTTCTTGAGCACGTTGAAATATTCCTAGTAAAGGCGTTACTATGCTACTTTCAACTCCAGGAACTACAACTGTTACGTTGCCTTCTGGAACTTGAGTAGTAAAACCATTTTCACTAAAAGTAACTACTGCAAAAGGTAAAGTATAATTACTAACTGTACCAGGAATAATAGTACCATTACTATTAATTTGTGGAATAGATACACCAACACTAACTCCTGGAATAGTATAACTTGTAGTTATTGGTGTAGTTGCCATAGAACTCTCTTATTACACAGTTTGATACAATAAATCCGGTACTTGATCAGTAGGACTAAACATTAGTTGAATCATACCTCTAATAGGTTTAAAGGTTCTACTAAATACTGCACTGGGTGGCTCAGTAATACGTAGTTCAAAGAATCCATATACATCACTGCTTGCACTAGGTTGTACTTTCCAAGTTGTGCCTAAAGTAGCAGGAAATTGTACATAAATTTTATTTAATACAGTTTCTGACCAACGTACAGGATCTAAGGTAGGATCTTGCATGCTTGTATAAGCAAAACCATAGTTTAATTTATAGTAAGTATTATTAAATTTTACTATTTCTTCTACATTGTACACTGAAGTAGGGGACCAGACACCAACATAAGTAGGTATTCTTACAAACAATCTAGTAAAAACTCCGCCAGGTTCTACTGCATTAGGTTTATCTGTTTGACCAGGACTATTAGCTGCCTCAATAACAACAGCTTCATAAATATAGTTACCGCTGGGTTTTAGTGTAGCATCAAAAATAAAGTTTAAAGTAATAGGAAACTCTAGCTGTTCACCACGCACCATTGACCATAGTATTGACCCAGCATCGCTAATTATATCTAGGCTAGTATTTGTTAATCTTGATCGTGCCATGAGGTTTCCTTTAGTTTAACTATAGAAAGGTCTTTTAATTTACTAATCTCAGCAGTTAGTTTTACAATTTCAGCATGTAATGTTTGATTTTCTACAGTTAGGTTTCTTAATTGTTGATTTAATTCAATTACTTCGGTTTGTAGTTTACCTAATTCTTCACTTAATTTAGAGTTTTGCTGACTCATACGCTCTAATTCAGTGTGCATAATTGTAATAATATGCGACTCTGTTTTATCGGTTTTAAATAGAGTAAAAAATTTTTGTAATAAAAAAGCTAATGCTACTAATCCGCCAGTACCTGCAATAAGTATTTGTAGTATTGAGTTAGTTTCTTCTGGATTCACTATTAGCTCCTACAAGAAAGTTAAGTTAAATTAATAATTTTGTTATATTATATCATAGCACCATATAAGTGTCAATATAAAAAAATACCTACCCCATTGGAGTAGGTATTTAATTTAAACAGGTTTTATAGGCCAGTCTATTGTATTAGGGTATCCTGGCTGTGTGTCTATATCGCGTAACTTTTGTCTATAAATTTGCCAGTCTTGGGGAATTGGTACACCTTGATCTAATGCTCTAATAACAATCCAATCAGATTCTGCTAATAATCTTTGTTGTAGTTGTTTAATTTTTAAAAGCATTAATCCTTCGGAAAATTCCCACTGTTTTGAAACTGGATCCCACATATGATTAGAACTAGGTTGTGGTGGTATAGTAACTATAGAGTTATCCTGAATATAGTAATCACTATTTTCAGGTAAATCTGTTATTAATTTTGCACCTACATCTTCTGATAGCATATGTGTAATATCTTCTAGATTACAGTCTTTCATTACCTGTATAGGTTGTCCTGTTTTTTTATTATAAAGTATATAAGTATTCATATTTAAATTATCTATATTTGTGCAAGTGCAATGAAGAACTGATTAAGCCTTTTGTTGAACAAGATTATGTGTCCAAATCCAACGGTTTGGTTCATCTCCAGCAGCATAGCATTGATTGTCGCAGAAAATAGTTGCTACTTCACCTCTACCTGCATCAATGATTTCTACAATTTCTTCCCAACGGAAACCGTTGTTATCTTGTACAGGTAATAGATTACCTAGGGCCTCAGTGCTGTTAATAGAAGATCCATCTTGCAATGTAAGTGGTGTATTATCCGAACAGGTTAGTTTAATTCCAGAACTAGATACTAAAGTTAATAGTTTTTGTTGACTAATTCTATTAGATATTACGTTACCGTTTACTGTGCCGTTACGGTTTGAAGATAGTAGTAATAATGAATCTCCTGATGTCATTGTACCGGCTAACTTATTATAAGGCATATAGGCATTTACCGAAACACTACCGCCACCACCGCCACCAGGTGCTGCTGTAGTTGTAGTAGTTGTTGCAATTGGTGAAGTACTTGTATCATTGATAGTAATTGTAGAACTAGTAAGAACCAAGTCTCCGTTAAGTTTATAAATTTCAACTGCAAAATATTCAACACCTTCAGTTAGGTTATCAGCAGTAATTGTTATAGTAAATGACCCAGTATTTGAACTTATAGCAAATTGATTACTAGTAGTAGGGGCATCAGATCCCCCTAAATTAATTGCATCCCACCTTAACTGAGTTCCGTCAGGCACGTTGGTTGTATTAATATTAAATGTGCCAAAGTTGCCTTCATCGATATTGGTTGAATAAGTTCCCCATGCATATGTTGCTGCTGCTGGTGCTGGTGTTGTTGTAGTGGTTGTAGTAGTTGTAGTAGTTGTAGTTGTAGCAGTTGTAGGTGCTGGTGTTGTAGTTGTAGTTGTAGTTGCGGCAGTTGCAAGTTTCATTATAAATGCTAATGCATAGTAGGGAGGTAAATTTTTGTCTTTGCCATCAACTCCAGCAGTAGCTATAGTGATCCCTGTTGTAGAACTTGACGTATGGATACTGTTACCAGCGCCTGCTTGTGAAATAGGAGCAAATCCCCCGCCAGTAGTTGTCCCTATTGCTGATTGAACATCTGGTCCATTAAAATGTTGATGCCCGGGATCAGTAACAGTATGTGTGTGACTTACTACTACCGCATCAGCTGTTCCGCCTGTAGCTCCTGCAGTATAGGTACTACCGGAACCAACAATAAATTTATTGCGTAGATCAGGTGTACCATTTCCTCCGTCACACAATGCCCAACCAGTAGGTATTGTAGACCCGGAAAACATAATAATACCGCCAGTTGGAAAAGCTGCTGCACTATCTAATTTATCAATAGTAATTGCTCCTGCTTTAATATTACCATTAGTAATAACATCACCATTAAAATAAAGTGATCCACCATTATACGTAATATTAGTACTACTATTGCCAAAAGCAAAATGTCCGTCTTTATCAATTAAGCCACCGGCTCCGGTCATTGTAGTACCGCTTAAAGCAGCTGTGCCAGCTTTAAAATCACCAGTTACTGTTAAATCGCCAGTATTTGCAGTAATTGCTGATAAACTACCTACTTTAAGTGTACTTAAATACGGAACATTCCAAGTAGTATTATCCGTAACAACATTGTAAAACCCATCACTTTGATATACACTTTCGTTAGCTGCTATACTAGGAGGAGTTGCTTGCCAAACTGTGCCTGCACCCCAAGAGCCATCAGCAGGAAAACTAGTATTTCCTGTAGTTGTAATAGTAGTAGGCGTAGAACTTAAACTTATTAAACTAGTTTTACTGTAAGCTGTTCTAGAAGAAACTCCTTGATATCCACGTCTAGATAAACTATAGTTAATAGTTGAAGTTAGTGTAGTTACAACACCTGCTGCATCCCTAATACTTACTTGTACTATAGCATTTGCGGTATCTTTACTCATAGCACTGGGACTACTAACAGTATACACATTACCACTACCACTACCAGTTACACTAATACCTGAAGTAGAATATATTATAGCATTAAATGTTTTAGCACCACTAGTAGCATAATTAAGTTGCTCTGTACCTATATAAGCTTTTATTTGTGAACTACCGGCAGTAAAACTAATACCACTATAGCCAGAAGCTGCACCAGCAAAAGTAATATTTTCATTACTATTAGTAATACTAATAGCACTGCTTGAGTCTATTAATAGTGGAATAGTTATTTGATCGGCTACTACAGTTGTAATATTGTTAAATCTACATGTTAATTCACATTTATATGTGTTTGTAACCGTTGTACCGGTATATTCAGTATTAGCTACTGTATAGCTACTACTAGTAGCACCACTAATTAGATTAAAAGCACCTGTACTATTAGCTTGCTTATACCATTTATAAGTTTCTGAACCAGCATCACTATTTTGTACTTCAGTAGTTAATGTAACATTTGTAGGAGTTATAGTAGTGTCTACAGCTTTTTTAAACGTAACAGCACTATTTTGAATAGAAAATACTCCTGCATAAAAACCAGTTCTAGCTAAACTGTAGCTAATAATTGTGTTTAGTGTGCTTAAAGTACCGGCAGCATCTCTAATATTTACTGTTACTGTTACAGTAGCTGTATCCTTACTCATAGCAGTAGGTTGACTAACAGTAAATACATTGCCGCTACCACTACTAGTTACAGTAACGCCGTCAGAAACTATTGTACAATCAAATGTTTTAGCACCACTAGTAGCATAATTAAGTTGCTCTGTACCTATATAAGCTCTTATTTGTGAACTACTGCCAGCAAAATTAATACCAGTATAACCAAAAACAGGTCCTGCAAAAGTAATATTTTCATTACTATTAGTAATACTAATAGCACTGCTTGAGTCTATTAGTAGTGGAATAGTTATTTGATCAACTAATGTTTGATTAACAGTATTATTTATTTTACCAGTTACTTCACATTTATATGTATTTGTAACCGTTGTATTGTTATAGTCAGTATTAGCTACTGTATAACTACTACTAGTAGCGCCACTAATTAGATTAAAAGCACCTGTACTATTAGTTTGTTTATACCATATATATGTAGGGTTTATTATATTTTGAGCACTAGTAGTTAGTATAATACTTGCAGGAGTTATAGTAGTATCTACAGCTTTTTTAAATGTAACAGCGCTATTGTCTATACTAAAAAATGCTGCACTATATCCTTGCTTGCTTTTACTTACCATTAGTGTTCTTTCAACAGTAAGTGTTGCCCAAGTATTTGTATAACTAGCGGTAAAAGTAACACTGCCAGTATCGCTAGTTAAACCAGTAACCGCGTATACGCCAGTAGCACTACCTATCGTTACAACTATACCACCAGTTTGACTACCAGATTTTATACCATAAGTAGGTCCTGCACCAGTAATGTCTTGGCTAAAACTATACATTTTAAATACGCCAGTAGCATTAGTAAAATCGGGATTAACCCCTAATACTTCACTTGGCACATTAATAGGATCATTGCTTAAAAAACCATAAATACTGGTATTTTCATCATATACTGTTCCGGAATATTCTTTGGAATAAGTATAAGTGGTAGGATCAATATTTGATATGTAAGCATACCTTACATAATAAGTTTTATAAATATCTAAGTTAGGTATAACCACCGAGGCAGTAACTGGCCCATTATATACTAAATTAGTAGAATCACTGGGAGTAAATCCAAGAGTAGTGCTGCACCAGATTTTAATACCTATAAGATCAGATCTTGGTTTAGTATTATTCCAATCGGTAGGAGTACTTACTTTTAATATTAAACTTCTAAATCCACTTATTAACAGAGCAGTTGTTGGACTTCCTGCCATTTATTCTTCTCCTGTGTCTATACCACTTAATGGCTCTTCAAAAATTGTTTTTAGTATAAAGCTACTAAGAATACTAGTAGTACTTATATTATTGTTATTGTCTATTGTTCTACAAGCTACTCTATATTGTACGCCTACATCAGAAAGTCTTGGCGTAGGAAAACTTAATAAATCTATTCTACCTACTCCGCGACTTTGAATAGACTTAATAAGAGTTGCATTTACAGTATCCCAAAAATCTCCTGTACCAGCATCTTTATATACCCTATATTCATAAGTTTTAAAATTAGCAATATTATTAGTATTGAAATTTTGAGGAGTAATTACTAAGTAGTGGTCTTCTAGGGTAACTACTATATTAGGAGTGTCTAAAGTATTAGTAACTTTTCCTTCAATAGTTACAAATGTTGTATCTGACCAAGGCCCACAAATTGTACCTTCTGCATTTGCATATCTAACTCTAAACTTATATCCGCTAAGACTTTTTAGCCCTTTAACTTCAAAACCGCCTTGTGATTTATCTACAGTAATTAAATTTAAACTGTTATCTGAAAAATCAGATGTGCCCTCTACTAATTGTAGTTGTATTTTTTGAATAATAGGTACTGTAGTATTATCACCATTACCAATTCCAATTAGTAATGTATTAATATATACTCCACTTGAAATTTCTTCAGCTAATCTACTATTGCTTGTAGTACTAATAACTACTGGTATTGTTGTAATTGTTTGTAAGGTTATAGGATTGTTTGTTTTAGTTATGTTTGGATTAAATACTGCATTAGTAAAACTTTGACTATAAATATCTGGTGAGTAGTCAACTAGTGTTAATTTAGCACTAGTATTATTAGTAGGTTCTACTGAAAGCACTATTAATTCTTGTGAATCTATAGCTTTGCCGCTTACAAGCTCACCTATCATAAATAAATTATCTGTTTCAATACTAGCAGATAATGTCCCAGATACTGAAATACTTGTATAATAATCAGAAATAGTAACAGGTAATAGATTATATGTAAGAGAAGCATTACTATTTGTTCTAATTCTAATTATATAACTTTTAGAAGTTTCTAAGTATAATTCTTCTGTTAGTACAATAGTAGTATTTGTACTTGGTACTATTGATTTAATTCTACCAGTACCAGTACCCCATAGTGGTACATCGTGCGAAACTCTAACCAAATCACCACGAGTACACACTAAGTATTCAAAGTCTACATTAAGTGTGTATATTTCAGGACGTAGTTTAAGTTGTGCATAATGCCACTTAGCTAGGTACTCTGCTTGAGTTTGATTAGTTACACCAGGTAGTGATAGTTCTTCATAAATTTTAGCAGTTGCAGGATATGTTCCTGAATTATAAACTAATAATTCATATGGCTGATATTCTTGGGCTTCATTATTAATTGTAACCCTAAATGCGTCAGGAAGTTTTGCTAATATTTTTGTAGATTCAAATCCCCAGCTATTGTGTGGAGTAAAATGTTGTGTAACAACAGTTCTTGGTTTGTCTACTACCACAGTCCACTTACCATTTACCATACTAGGACTAGCTAAACCTGCTGCACAGATTTCTCGTAATACATCCATAACACTTCTAACGTTAGTTAAAACATTATTATAAGTTAAATTTTTAGTATTACAAAAATCATGCCAGGTTTGTAGCGCTGGTAAATCTATGTATGTGTTAACATCACTTTGAGCAATAGCGTACATATTAGCAGGATGTGTTAATATATGCCTAAATAAACTAGCAGGATTGTTAATTTGTTGATCGGGTATCCATGTGCTACCTGTCCAATCGTATCCAAGTGTACATACTAGGGCATTTATTCCATCAACACTACCATTTACTTTATTAGTACTTTGCAATCTAATAGCAGTTTTTGCTAAACGGCAATCTTTTGGGTTAACAGTAGGCAGGTTATTTGCATTACTATATCCTGTAACAGTATACAAGTAAACTTTATTGTATTGAATCCAACCACTTTCTCTATCATCATTGCTATCATCTGTTCTACGTACTCTAACATCGTAGTAGTCTAGTGGAAGATTTGCTATAGTGTAGCTAGTATTAAAAGCATTTTTGCGGTTAGTAAAAACATCTTTACCCCATTCAAGAGTAAGAGCAGTAGCTGGAGTAGTATTAACAGATTTTGAGCCGATAATTTTAAAACTAATATTTGAAGAATAAAAGTCAGATCCAGTAACTGATGGACTTGATGACGTTATAGTTACACTGTTTGTACCTTTAGTAAGGTATATTGTTTGATAAAATGGACTGGTATAATTATAAACACTGCTATCTAACTCTATTACAATTTTTCCGTTTATAGATATGCTACCACTATAGTTTACGTTAAGCCATACCGTATGAATTCCTGATTCAGTAACTGTAAAAGTTTGAGTATGAGTCCAAGATGCTAGTGATAACCCACTAAGATCAGTAGCATAGATTTTATCGCTTGTTACACCGCCAAATATAAAACCAGTACCTATACTTACTCGAGATATAATTTGACCAGGATTATTAATTAATCCTCCACCTAAACTACTACTTAAAATAACAGTATCTACATTTGAGTAAGTGCTATTATTTGTTGTTAAATTACCAGTACTTACAGTAAGAAAATATGCACTCAATCTAAAATTTTTAAAAAGTGATAGTGTAAAACCTGTAGTATTATTAAAAATTTGGGTTGAACTATTACTAGTTATTGCTAAATCTAATCCAGCAGTAAATGGCGATCTTAAATCTTGTACTTCTTCTACTCCTACATTACTTTGAATACATATTCTGTATAAAACTTCAAAACCAAAAGGTATGTTGGGTAATCGAGTACCTCCAATTGGATCAGTATTTTTATTTGATGTTGGTGTTCCTTCAAAAACTTTAATAACATTACCAGTACCTATTGCAAGTACGTACCATTTAAACATATTTGCATATTCATCTACTGCTGGTTCTAGTATTGTAACAGTTTTTGTAGCAGGTATAGTAAATCCTTTGGTTATCCAAGTAGCGCTACTCTTTGGTTTATACTGTATTTCAACGTTAGCAGTACTGTCAGCTGTATTACCGTCTGTTTTATTTATTTTACGTAAACCGCTAGGAAAACTAAATGCTAATTCAATTTTTTCACACTTATCGGTAAGTGATACAGTTGTCCATGTAGTACTAGTGCCGCCGGGATTATCTAATTCGCGTTGTTGTACGGATTGTGTTATATCACGACCATACATATTATTTAGCAAAGTTTCGTCTTCACCAGGAAAGCCATATACTGTAGTAGGTACTTGTTGATCTACATTTATACCACTACCTTTAGTACTATTAGCATAATATTCATTAATAGGTATTAAACCTATTTGATAGTCACTAATAGCAAGTGGACCAAATCCCCAAGTTAACAGTAAGTTAATAATACTAGTATCTTCTTTGCTTTCAATATATGGTTGAGCAGCTAACACTGCTGCCATTCGTACTCTACCTAATACTACAGGTATTGATCCAAACCTGTTAGCTTGATTACTACTGCCGTTAAATAAATTTAATGTCGTGCCCGACCCAGGATCGTTAAGTTTAGGTTGTGTAATTGGAGCAATTGCATTTAGTAGCAACAGTCCAGCAACTTGTACACCTGCTGTAATTACTGCAGTAGCTGTAGCTATTGAAGCTGCTGTAACTGGTCCTCCGCCAGCAACCATTGCTTGTGCAAGCTCAACACCATATACTTGACCAGTATAAATTGCAGCTACAACAATTGCAATTGCTATAATTGTGCGAACAGCACCTTTACCGGCTACTATTCTATAGTTTATGACTTGACCTTTACTAACTGTAGTAGTTGTCCATAACTCTCTGGGCACAGGAACACCGTCTATGGCAATAACTACTCTTTCCATTAGTCTAGTAGTAATACTATACTTTTTAGTAATATGCTCAACAATATTTTGAATAGTGCTGCCAGGTATTTGCCATTCAGTGGATACTAGCTGTGTTTGTAGTGGATGTGGAGCACCAGTTAACTGCACAGATTTTTCTACATATCTGTAAGTACCCTCCAGTCTTCGATTCCATTTATAGCTGTCTAGGGATTCAATAACGCTATATTCACCTTCGCGTACATGTAAAAATTTTTGTTCGCCAATATAAATACCTACATGTATAGGTTCGCCTAAAATATTAAATACGCAAACATCCCCTAATTTAGGGTCGGTTACTTGTTCCCAAGCTTCTTTAGTTTGTGCAACTAAATCAATAATAGTAGAGTTGTCTGGGTTGGTTCCTATATACTCTGTTGCAAGACTAGGTAATTGAATACCTAGTTCTTCGCAATATACAAGTACAACTAGACCCCAGCAGTCTAGGCCTGCTGTGGTTCTACCATTAGCTAAATAGGGTAATCCAACGTATTTATTATGCCACATTAAAATAATCCTGGAAAATATCTTGGAGTAAATCCATAAGCTGGAAAAGGTTCAGTATTGTAATTAATCATACCCAGTTGAATTTGAATACTGTCGCTATTATATGATGCACTGGTAATGTAAAATCCCGGAAAACTAGCTTCTACTACACTGGGTGTACTACTTAGCACTACTTCTATTAATATTTTTGTAGGTTCAGTTAAGTCTTTACGAATAATTTCAATAGCTTCTGGGGTAGTAAAGTTAAATCTAATGCTGCAACCACTAGTGCCGTCTTGAGCTTCGCTAGGCAGTAAAATTTCCATAGGTAAAAATAAGTATTGGGCGCCACCAGGGCCTATAACGCCGTATACTTTTTCTGTGTCTGTGGTTAAACTAGTAAGCTCTTGTGTAAAAGTATCGCACAATCTTAACAGAGGTGTAGTGCCACCAGCAGGATCATAAATAGTTACTAGGGTAATTAACGTTTCTTCAGTTTCTGAAGAATACATTGCTTTAATAGCATTTGAACTTAGTACTCTGCTCATGGTAATACTTCTAAAACTAAGTCAATGTTCCAAAAACCTGGTGCTAAGTAAGTTAATTTGTAAAACTCACTTTCACTTTGTGGCACAATGCGTACCTCTACATAGGTAAGAGTACGCGGATGCATAAAGTTAAATCTATAAACACCTTTAATAGTACTACTAATAAAGGTGTTTATATTATCTACTTGTTTAGTAGTTAGTATAAAACTAACATTCATGGTATTAACACGTGCACCACGACGGCGCTGTTTAGCAGGGCCTTTATCCATTGGCGAACGCAAAACATTAATACCAATAGATTCAGTAAAACCTTTTTGAGGATACTGTGGAAAATTATCTGCAGTAGGCCAGTATGGTACAGCCATATTATCTCCTTGAAATTGCGGGTTTTGTGCCGTATGTAGCAGCTAGGGTTTGTTGTACAGAACTGCCTTTAGTAGCTAATTGTTGTGCAACCATATCGCCTACTGTTACCTCAATAGTACGATTACCGCGACTGTCTACATTTTCACGTGTTTGTGCTTGCTGTCCAGTATGGTTATTGACTACTACACTAACATTGCTACCACTAGGTCCTGCACGAACACCTAGGTTACCATTTTGATCCCGCTTTAGGGGCATAATAGCTTCAGGTCCTGCTTCGCCCATTAAACCAGTGCCTTTTGCAAATTTAAACATTGTAGGCTGATTTACTATGCTATTAGTAAACATACCACCTTTGGCAAATTCATGAACTGGGTAACCTTCGTCAAATGCGCCGCCTGCGGCAAACTTTTGACCACTTTGATCAAATGC